ACTATTAAATAATATTCTATCAAATTATCGATTATACAATAATCAGTTAGACCAAGAAGATTTTGTTGAGTACTGCGATTCTTTAGGTATAAAGAAAGAAATTGGTGCTGTTAGTCATGAAATACAACCTTATAATAAAACTTATAATAAGATTAATGTACTCTTAGGTGAAGAATTTAAGAGGCCAGACAATCAAAGAATAGTTTTAGTTAATGCAGAAGGTATTAAATCAAAAATTGCCTATAAAGATAAACTATATAGAGAAGCAATTAATTTTGCTGTACAACAAGAAGTCTTAAAAGTAAGACAACAATTTCCTCAAATAGATCCCCAACAATATCAGTCAGAAGAAGAATATCAGCAAGCTATGCAAGAACAAGAGCAACAAATACAACAAATGGCTGGGCAAGTAATGGATCCTGAACAAATAGAGAAATATATATCTGAAACCTATCTTGATGCTAAAGAGATTATGGTTGGTGATCTACTTAATTATATGTATTATAAGGAAAACATTAAAGAGAAGAAAAATGATGGATTTAAACACGGATTAATCTCAGGAGAAGAACATGCTTGGGTGGGAATAGTTAATGGAGAACCTGTAGTAGAAGTAAATAATCCATTAAAAATGTTTTATCATAAATCACCAGAAGTTAAGTATATTCAAGATGGTTTATATGCAGGTTATAGAACTTTTATGACTATCGGAGATGTATTTGATAGGTTTTCTGATGACCTAACTGAGTCTCAAAAGGATTTATTGGAGGATAGATACTCCTCTAAAATAGATGGAGCTGATTCAAGTCTAATTTCACCTTCTATGAAATATGGTGATCTTAATACTTATGAGTATAAGTTTTCCGAGCAAAATAAATATTATGCAAGATTCGGTTCTTATGGACCTAGTTACTATGATGATATTGAAGTTATTCATATTGAATGGGTATCACAAAGAGAAGTAGGATTTTTATCATTTAAAGACCAAGATGGTGAAGACCGAATGATTAAAGTTGACGAGAGTTATGAAGTACCTAGTTATGCTAAGAAGTGTGAATATAAAGATGAGAATGGAAATCCTTATATTTGTTATGAATGGGATAATTTCTCATTAGAGTGGGAATGGATTCCTGAAGTATGGGAAGCTGTAAGAATAGATACTGATGTATTTGTTAATATAGGTCCAAAAGCAAATCAACATTACTCTTTAGATAACCCATATAAAGTTAAATTAGGATATTATGGTGTAGTTTATAATAATATGAATGCTACATCACAATCAGTGATGGATAGAATGAAACCTTGGCAATATCTATTATTTATAGGTATGGATAGATTAAAATCATTAATTGCTAAAGACAAGGGTGACTTAGTCGGAATTGATACATCAAGAATTGATCCTAACTTTCCAATTGAAAAAACAATTCACTTTCTTGAGCAAGCAGGTTATTATGTATATAATGGTTTACAAGGTGGAGAGAATCCTGGAGCTTCTACAAGACCGGGTATAGAATCAATTCATGCTTCAAACTTACAGAGTGTATTAAACTTTGTACAAATATTAGCTTACTTTGATGATCAAATATCTGAAGCAGCTGGAGTAACTAAAGCGAGAGAAGGTTCAACTTCTCCTTATGAAGCTGTTACTAATACTCAACAATCAATTACCCAATCATCTCATATTACTGAACCAACATTTACAGTTCATGATAATTTATGGAGAGAGATTAAAATGGGATTAGTCGAGACTGCTGAAGTAGCTTATAGAAGAAAACCTTTAACTACTCAGTTTGTATTAAATGATGGATCAAGAAAAATATTAGAGATAGATGAAGAAGTGTTTAATAATGCTTCATATGGTATCTTTAATTCAGATAACTCTAAAGATTATCAAGTATTCCAAGAATTAAGACAACTTACTCAACCATTATTACAAAATGATAAAATTGAGATTGATGATTTAATTGAGATCTTAAATGCTGATAGTATGTCAGAGCTTAAGAGAGAACTTAAAGCTTCTAAAAGACGAAGAGAGAAACGTGAAGAGCAAATGCAAAAAGCTCAACAAGAATCTCAAGAGAAACAAGTTCAAATGCAGATTGATGCTACTGAGAAAAAATATGAACATGAAAATCAATTAGCTGAACTTAAGGCAGAAACTGAATTAGCTATTGCTCAAATGGAATCTGAAAGATTTGCTAAGGCTTAAGATGTTAATGAGAATAATATACCTGATGCTTTAGAAGTAATGAAAGAGAAATTAAAGCAAGACCATACATCAAGAGAAGCTGAAAAAGATAGAAAACATGAGTCTTCTGAAGCTGAAAAAGATAGAGAAATTGAGTTAGCTAAAATAGCTGCACAGAAGCAAATAGCTAAAATGGAACCAAAACCAACAGCTAAGAAAAAATAATAAACCAATAAAAGCTATAGATTACAAAATCATAGACTTTTAAAAGAATTAATTAAAATTTATTTTATAACTTTGCAAAACAAATAATTATGACAACAGGCAACGAAAAAATTGAAGAAAAATTAGAAGACTTTAATCTTACTCTATTTACTATACCAGATGAGTCAGCTTTTATTCCTCCAAAAGGTTTTAAAGAAGAAACTAAGGAAGAAGAAAAAGAAAAAGAAGATGAAAACGACGATGAAGATATATCAACTGATATAGATGATATTGAAAAGGAAGAGAAACAAGAAGAGGTCGAATTAAGTGATGTTGATAAAACATTATCGTCTCTTTTGGAACAAGGAATATTACTCTTACCTGATGATTATGAGTATGAAGACTCAAAGGAAGGCTTACAAAAAGCTTTTGAAGATTCAGAAAACTATCGTAACCAAATAGCATTTCAAGAAGCTGTTAAGTATTTATCAACTAAAGAAGGTTCAAAGTTGATTAAGATTAAAGAGGCAGCTGAGAAAGTTGAATCGTATCAGAATATTGAAACTGAGAAACTTAGTGAAGATTCAAAGATAGAAATTATCAAGAATTTTTATAAAACTAAAGAATATGATACAGCTGATATTGAGCAAATCATTGAAGATTTAGTTGAAAGTGATACAAAACTTGATAAGGAACTTGGAATAGCAATTAAGTACTTAAAAAAGGAGGAAGAAAAGGAAATCGAAAATAGAACTAAGGAAATAGAAAGAGCTAAAGCTGCAGAGCTTGAAGCTTATAAAAAATCTCAGACTGTTATAAAAGATAGACTTAAACAAAAATCCGACTATAATGGTTATGTAATAAATGAAGCAAATCATGACAGAATTTTTAACGCAACATTTAAACCAGTTAAATTAGAAGATGGAACAGTAACTAATGAAGTAACTAAAATGCTTAGTGATGTTATGAACAATCCAGAGGAATATTTAGTATTGGTTGATTTATTGCTAAGTAGGACCGAGAAAGGATTTAATTTTGGAAAGATTGAAACAAAAGCAGAAACAACTGCTACACAAAAGATTAAAAAATCAATTAGAGATTTTAAAAATACAAGTATAAAAAATAAAACGAATGGTCGGAATTCTCAAACCCAAACCGACTTTGACCTATCGAAAGCAAGTTTAGGATTTAAATATTAACAAAAAACAAATTAATTAACAAAACGTATTAAAAGATGGCACAATTACCTTTTCAGACAATAAAACACTATGAAGGTGCACAAGGTGGGAATTTTACAGATTCAGATCACCTAGCCGCTGCTTACGACACAGACAAGCCTCAAGTGCTTGAACAGACGTTGGCACAAATTTACAGTTCAACTGACAGGTTTAATGGTAAACCTTTACTTGGTATGACTGTAGCCAAAGGTAAAACTTTGGAATTAGATACAGACATCTATCGATGGTACCTTGAAGGTTCAGAAGATAAATGTTTACGCTCTGTAGAAAATCTAGAAAGAGCAGCAGGTAATATGACACCTGGTATTGGAAAAACAACTTTCAAAATTAAATTGGATGAGGATTGGTTCTCACGTCCAGATGTAATCTTTGGTGAAGACAATGACTTTCCAATTCAAATTATAGAAGGTCCTTTCCAAGAAGGTACAGGTTATGTTTATACATGCGCATTAGAAACTGATGACTACTCTAAATTTATTCCATTAGAATTGTTAGATGCTGGTAAAGAATTCAGTAAAGTTTGGACAACTGTTCAAAATGAGATGAATACTGATTATGGTACACAATCATACAGAGGTGTGTTTCAATTAGAATCTCAAATTGGTCAATTCGCTCAAAAATTAACTGTAACTGATAAAGCATTTAGACGTGATGGTAGATTTGGTATTCCTTTCACTTATAAGGGTAAAAAAGTAGAGAAGTTCATTCCTATGGCTCAAGCTAAAATGGACAATGAATT